ACGCCCGGGGAGGCGGAAATTGAAAATCTTAAAAGACTGGCTGAAAAGGTTCTTCAACCTGTTAGAGACCACTACGGCAAAGGCGTCAAAGTCAACTCGGGCTATCGTCACCCGGAAGTCAACGCCAAGGTCGGTGGGTCAAAAACTTCAGACCATTGCAAAGGTCAAGCCGCAGACATCGAAATCCCGGGCGTCCCAAACGCAGACCTCGCCAAGTGGGTCGCAGAAAACCTCGACTTCACCCAAGTCATCCTTGAGTTCTACACGCAAGGCATCCCAGACAGCGGGTGGGTCCACGTCTCATACGACCCGGCGAACCTCAAAAAGCAAACCTTGACCGCCGTAAAGCAGAACGGTAAAACTGTTTATCTACCCGGACTTGTTGCCTAAAAATGCCATTCATCAAACTTCAGTTCCGACCCGGCGTTAACCGGGATAACACCAACTACGCTGGTGAAGGTGGCTGGTGGGAGATGGACAAGGTGCGATTCCTGTCGGGTTCACCCCAGAAGATTGGGGGCTGGATCAAGGCTACGCCTAACTTTATGTACGGTGTCTGCCGCAATATGTGGAACTGGATCACATCCTTTTCCGATAATTTCTTATCCTGTGGAACTAACAGCAAACTCTACATCGAGGCTGGTGGTTACTTCTATGACATTACGCCACTACGGGATGTAAACCCAACGCTTACTACGCCAACTACCGATAACTGCGTAGACGTAACTAATGGTTCAAACATTGTAAACATTAACATCGTTGGATACGCAGCAGAGACTGGAAGTTTTGTAACTATATCGGGCGTAGCAGGGTCGGGTTCTCCCGCCGCTATTGGTGGTATTCCTGTTTCTGAAATTAATGCTAACCATCAAATTACGGTAGTTGATGCAAATAACTTCACCATCACCGTAACTACATCCGCTACATCTACAGTCTCAAACGCTGGCGGCACGTCAATTACCGTTGATTTTGAGATTGAGCCGGGTAATCCAATCCTGACCGCCGGTTATGGATGGGGAACAAGCACATGGAGCCGCCTTGAGTGGGGCTTGGGTTCTGTTGAGCCTGTGTTCTTACCACAGCGTGATTGGTGGATGGACAACTTTGATAACAATCTCGTAGCCAATATCCGTAATGGTCCTGTTTATTACTGGGAGCGTGGAACCTCTACAGATCCATCTTCTGCTCTGGCTACCCGTGCTGAACTGCTTTCTGCTTTTGGAGGAGCCGCCGATGTCCCAGTCCAGGTCATGCAGATTCTTGTATCGCAGCAGGATAAACATCTTCTCGCTTTTGGGGCCGTTCCTTATGGCTCTAGTAGCGTTGCCGATTTTGATCCTCTGCTTATTAGATGGGCTACTCAGGACGATCCTCTCGTCTGGACCCCGCTTACGACAAATTCGGCAGGTTTCTTACGAGTATCTCGTGGATCACGGATTGTTAGGGCGCTCCCGACCCGACAGGAAATCTTAGTCTGGACTGATACGCACCTATATACACTGCAGTTCTTAGGCACGACTGACGTATTTAGCCTTCAGGAATACGCAGACAACATATCAATTGCTGCATCTCGTGCAGTGGCAACAGCCAGTAACATTACTTACTGGATGGGGCAAGATAAGTTCTACGCCTATACAGGTCGAGTTGAGACACTGCCTTGCACTTTGCGGCAATTAGTCTTTAGTGACATCAACCTTAACCAAGCCGACCAGATAATTTCTGGAACTAATGAGCAGTGGAACGAGATCTGGTGGTTCTACCCAAGTGCTCAGTCTTCATGGAATGATCGGTATGTGGTTTATAACCATCTTGAGAAGATTTGGTACTACGGTGAATTAGAGCGCACTGCTTGGTTAGATACCCCGTTGCGTCAGTTTCCACAGGCTTCTAACGGCCCAACTAATGCTTCCGTGTCCTACCTCTATAACCACGAGGATGGACTGGATGATGATGGTGTGGCTATGACTTCCTATATCCAGTCAAACGACTTTGATATTCAGGATGGTGAGCAGTTCATGCTATCCCGTAGGATTATTCCGGATGTGAACTTCACTACGTCTACAGCCGCTAACCCAGAAGTCACGCTACAGATCCGGCCACGTAACTTTCCCGGTTCAGGCTTTCAACCCGGAGAGACTGCTGATGATAAGAAGGTGATTGCTACTTCTGTAGATGCCTATACCGATCAGGTCTTTATTCGTGCCCGTGCCCGTCAGATGGCGTTAAAGATTATGTCGGATCAATTAGGCGTTCAGTGGCAGTTAGGTAGCCCCCGTCTTGATGCCCGTGTGGATGGTAAGCGGTAATGGGGATGGAGAAGTTTAGGTTTGGTAATTTACCAATACCGCCAGCCGAATACAGCCCTGAGCATCTACGTCAGGCTTTTCGCATTTTAGAGATTTACTTTAATCAGTTAGATTCGTTGACCCCCAATCAAGCCGAGTCGTATCGCGCTGATAACTTTTATGGTGGCAATTTCACGGGAAGCAACGTAACGGTTAACTCTGTCACTACTGATCTTATAACCGCATATCAAGCCTATCTCTTTGCTTTAACAGCGCAAGCCACGACCGTTAGTTACTTAAACGCTGATGCTATCTATAACCGGCGGTATCTTGGTTCAGAGGCGATGATTGGTAATGTGTATTCCAATTATTTTTATGGTAATGGACGATATATAAGCACAGCGTATAACCAACTTATTAGTAATACAGATCAAGCGGCGGCTGCTTTAGATGTGGCTTATGCTATTACCTATGACACTACAGACTTTCCTGATGGTATTACGGTAACTAGCGGCTCTAGGATTACATTTGCTGAATCTGGTGTTTATGTTATTACGTACAGCATTCAGTTTGAAAACGACAATAACTCTACTGAAACTGTAGATATTTGGTTGCGTTATGAAGGCACAGACATTGCTGGGACGAATAGCCGATTTAGTTTGCCCCCAAGAAAAAGTTTAGGGGTACCTTCAACTTTGATTGCAGTTACGCCGATTACAGTAGATATAGAAAACGACGGGGATTACATAGAGATAATGTGGCACCCGTCTGATCTTGGGGTCACAATTGAGCATTACAACGCCGTGACTGCTTCTCCCGGAGTTACTCCCGCTATTCCAGCCACCCCATCCGTTATTGTGGGCGTGACCTTTATTTCGGCCCAATTCCCACCAGCCAAACGAGTAGCCCCCCTCCCGGTCTTTGGATTTGGTCAGGTGGGGACTGTTACAGTGACTACAAATCTAGGATAATTTCGATATGGACTACAAACAATCGGCCCAAGAACTTGCAGATAAAGGACGCTATGGCGACTCTATGCTGGTTCACATGAATCCCAAAGAAGTTGCTGGGATGCAGTATTTAGGTAGTAAATACGGAGCCAAAATGACAGTAAACCCATCTACGGGTTTACCCGAAGCCTTTAATTTCAGCCGATTCCTACCCATGATCGCTGGTGCTGCTTTGGCCCCCTATACCGGTGGATTGTCGGCTGGAATGATTGTAGGGGGCGTAGAAGCCGCCCGTACCGGTAACATAATGAAAGGCTTACAGGCAGGTCTAGGAGCCTTTGGTGGGGCTAACATAGCAACTAGCCTGGGCACTATGGGGGCAGAGCAAGCGGCGGCTCAAGCGCTTCCTGTAACTGATGTGGCTGCGTCCTCTACTGGGGCGGTTCCCACAGCACCTGGAATTGTCCCAGCTGCCACTCCATCCGCTAATGTAGTTCCTGGCTCGTCTACAGATGTATTGCGTTCTGCTGCATCGCAAAATTTATCTTCTGTACCTCCTGCTCTTACTCCTACTTCAACGGGTCCGTTTGAATACGCAAATGTTGGGTATAACACAGGTGTTGTTCCTGCAACTGGACCGGCCGGGATTAATCCGGGGGTAGATTTCTCTACACAAACACCCACGGTCGCAGCGCCGCCTCAACCTATATCGACTCCTCCGGCTCCTGCTGCCGCTCCCGGTGCTGCTACCTATACGCGTGTAAATTCTGTTCCTGGCGCAGGCGGTACTACATATGGCACACCTGGTTTTCGTCCCACTTACAGTCAAATAGGCGCTGGAGTTGAACGTTTAGGTACCACCGAAGGACTTTCTGCCGCAGGTTCTAAGATCATGGCTGATCCCATGAGTGCAATTAAAACTGCTGGTTCGCTGGTACTTGGCGCACAGGAAGAAGAAAAGCCATATGAAAAACCAGGCATCGACTACAGCAAATACCCCAAGGCCGAACCCTACAAACGGCAATATGTAGAAAATCCTGATCCACGCAGAGACCGGGAATTTTCTTATTTTCAGCCAAACGCTTTGTATGTAGCCAAGGGTGGCCCAACCGGGCTTGAAGACGGCGGGTTTGTTTTACGGGCTTCAACTGTTAACGGCGTTGGTAACGGCAGTTCTGAGGCTGGCCTTAAATACCTTCAACAAAAACTTGGTGCTATGCCCATCAAAGGTTCTGGTGATGGCATGAGTGACTCCATCCC